TAGAAGGTTTAGCATCTTTATCTCCCAGCGTGTCAGCCTTATTTGTTTGTTCATCGTTCATAAAATTAAATGTCACAGAAGTTTATAAATGCTATCATTTACCTTATACTCTCTGCAAACACTAAGTCTTCCCCGCTTATCTCCAAAGGCACGCCAGTCTGTAAAGCCACAATTATTTTATCTTTGTAAATATCCGCCTTACCCCCAGGCCTTATGAATACCTCAATCCTTGCTAAATCCACTCTCCCGTCTTCTATCCATGCATTTAAGTCTCCTGCAGTCTCTGCCTTTACTTGTCTGTATGCCTGATGAATTCTTGTTAAAGCATTATTATACTCCCCTATCCAATAATCTGCATTTGCAGGGTCTTTTGATGCCTGCATAGCAAATTGGCGCATAGCAAAAGTTCCTAGATTTAATTCTTCTTTTGCCGCTCCAAGTTCTCCTCTAAGTTGTGTTTTAACATTTGCCATATATCCGGTTATTAATCCCCCCACAGCTCCCGCCACTGTAGTTAGTATTCCAGTCCACGGACCCCCTACGAATCCAATCGCTCCGGCTGCCGCACCCGGAAGAACACCAATCAATCCAGCCATTAAAGCCTGGCTCCTATTGACATCTGCCTGTATCACCGGGTCTAAATGTCCTATCTGTCCCAGCTGTCCTATCGCTTGCTGTAACTCCATTTCTGCTCTGCTTGGTGCTTCTCTTAATCTTTTTACTTTATCTGTAAGCATTCCAGCTCCCCCTGAATAAACCTTGTATTCCTCTTTAGTTAGAACTTCTGAGACTCCCCCACGACTCACGCCAATAGTACCATCTTTATTAAAAACGATTTGTGTATCAGTTGTTGGTTTTTCTTCTTCTTGTTTTGGTTCATCTGCTTTTGGAATTTTTTCAATATCCCCTAAGGCTCCACCCCCACCAAACGGCACATCTAAAGCAGTCTTTGCCGCCTCTTTGTCTCTTTCTATTTTTCTTCTTTTCTCTACTTCCTCTGCTCTAAGATTGGCGGCAACATCTGCTGCCTGTTCCCTTGGTGTTCTTGGAATTTCTTTTTGTTGTGTGGCTGTTGTTTCTTTAAAACCAAATCTGCATTTCTTACCATCCCATATCCCCCCTTGAGCCTCACATAGCTGTTTATCTGTTAATTCTATTTTTAGTTTTCCTTCTTCTGGTAGGTTTGGTGCTTCTATTACATCTACCATTATTCTCTAGTCATTGATGCCTCCACATCATTTGGCTGGATACTTACCTGCCCGGTGTTCTTAGACTCATCGAGTTCTGGCTGCATCCCACCCAGTGAAGGCGGCCTGTTAAATTTAATTTTGATTGCCTGCTGTCTCCATAAGTCAGATTCTAAATCAACTTGTTCTTTTGTATAGATTGGCTCAAAGATAACATGTCCCATCTTGCCACCAACCTCAGAAGTTCCGTCGCTGGTTGCAATACTTCTTGGAACTCCCCCTGTTTGATAGTATAAGTTTTCATTATATTGCAGCCAGTTCTGCCTGTCCTCACTTGACTTGCTTGGGTATGGTTCAATCTTAGCTGTGTCTTCCGGAAGTCCAACCATCTCTCCGTTCTTAACTGCCTTTTCTATTTGAGCATTTGCATAAGTTATCTTTCCTGCGTTGTTAGTTCTATAATAAACAATACCTAAAGCTTTATCTCTGTGTTTAATAGTTCTCTCGTCAGCGTGAGCTTCCAATAAAGTATCTATGACCGCCTTGCCTGATTGAATAAAAGATGTTCCGTGGACCTGATCTCCTATTCTTTTATTTGATGAGTGTAAAATATCTTCTACTTTCTCTGTTTTCCATTTCTTACCGTCCCAAATTTCATAACGAATAATCCTGGAACCTTTAATAACAACCTTAACTCTCTCTGGAGAGATATTAATCATATTAATCAATATATTTCTTTCCCTAATCATTTTCATAAAAGAATCTCCAACAATTAATTTGACTACCTCGTGATTCCACATTACAGTATCAAAACTATCCTGCCCCATTCCTGACACATGTTCTAATTCTTGTTTTAAAATTGGGTCATCTGTTTCCCAGCCTCTGCTGACTGTCCAGGTAGCTAAAGCATTTATAGGACTTGACACCTGGGGATGATTATAATAGTAGCCAAAGTTCTCTACTGCTTTGTCAAAGTAAACATAAGTTTCTTCGTTTCCGTCGTTAGCAGCATCTAGTGCTTTACTCTCTACTATAAAGTCCGGGACTTGATTCTTGAAGTCTGTTGTTGTTGCATTTGATAAATTATAGTCTGCCATTTTATAAATCTAATTTGAAAGGTATTAATATATTTCCATCTGTTGCAACAAATGCAGCAGCAGGAGCGAGGGTTGTGGCCCTGTTTTTAGGGTCTATCCCATAAGCATATCTATTGTCAGCGTGGCCTGCGGTTATATACAGCTCAACTGTTAATCTAAGGGTTTCGCCTGCTGCAAAAAGTGTTTCTGGAACTGTTATCGGGAAATTCCAGATTCCGGACACCCCTTCATTATCCGGGCAAGTTATAGTATCAGACTGCGCAGATGCAATCTCTGTCTCAGTTGTGCCGTCCCACTTCCTTATTTTGCATATTACATACATTGTCCCGGGTCCGACAGAAGTCTCTATAGAATAAGGGAGGATTATCACTGCTGTTCCTTTGATTGTTTTCGGAAGATTAAAAGGGCTGAGGTCATAATCATCATCCAGATTCACTGTTGTGGCCTGCCGGACAGTATCCCTGGAGTAAAACACGCTGCTTGAAAGATGATAATCTTTTGTTGCATTATTTTCACTTGAAAATAAATAAAACTTCTGGACTCCTGTTCCCTCTGCTATATCTGTATAACTATAATTTGCCAGTATTGGACTTGCAGTCGAGAATTTTGTTAATTCAGATTTAAGAGGCATTATAACCCCATATCATCGATAACATCTTTATCTTTAATCTTTTTCCTAAATTCCTGCCAGATTATGTCGATTACATTTAATTTAGATTGTGCCGTTGCTAACTGCCATGAATTAGGATTTTGATTAATTGCATAAAATGCTGCTCTGTGTGATGCGACTAAAGCCAGCCATTGTTTATGCGTCGCTGTAATAGTCCCGATGTTTGCGACTAACCCAATTTTATTTCCTGCCTCAGTCTCCATATCTGATTCAGCCATCAAAATCCAGATGTTAGTATTGGCTTCAAGAATTTGAGCTGCACTTGCTCCGTGTCCGATTGCCAATAAGACCTGTGCTGTTGTTGCCAGTATTCCTTCGTCTGCCATTATTTGTTTAACCTCATTTGATTTACTAATTCCCTGATTGCATGAATTTCAAATAATTTTAAAACATCAGAAATTTCTAAAGTGGGATGTTCTGCCTTTACTTTCTGCATCTCTTCTATTAAATCTTCAATTTTCATTATATAGGAATAGAATATACTTTGGGATTTAAATCTTTGTATTTTAGCAGTTCACACGCCCTCGTGATTCCCTCGCAGATATGGGTGTCATATCCAAAGATTTTCAGATGTCTCCTGCCATAAGAGTCTGTATCATAAACATACTGAACAGATTTTAAAGACTGGAAAATACTTTCATCTTCAAGCAGGTCTATCATCCCCTTCTCCATCAAAGAAAGCAATTTAACATATAATTCAGTCTTCTTAATTCCTATCTCTTTCCCATCCTTGTCTATAATCCTCTTGCTGTTTGAAATTCCATGTATTTTGTATTTTGTCCTGTCATCTTTCAGGAGAATATCAAAAACTCCTTTTCCTAAACTTCCTTCATCATCTATAAAAATATGGTCCCCATTAAATTTCTCATCAAGCCCTATTATCTGGTCTGAGGTTGTAGTGATTGGTTGGTCTTCACTTTTCTGGTTTTCAAGTTGAATAAGCCTGTCATCATTTAATCTAAAGACTTCATAAGAGCCAGAGTCTTCTCCTTTCCGCGCGATGTCATCTCCCTGCCCTACAAACCAATCTGGATTTATTACCTTAGGTCTTTGTGCTACCATCCTGTCTCTTATCAATTTATCCGGGAACCATTGCTGATTTTCGTCTGTAAACTGCGCTAAATACTCTCTGGCATACTCAGCCTCGGATAAATCCTCTTTTCTGTCTTCTAAGAACGCAATAGCCTCTGTTTTCTGCTCTTGTGTCCAGGTATCACAAACTTCCCTGTTATTAGCCACCCATTCAGCAGTTTGCTCTATTACAGTCCATTTTTTCCTCAAATTCAGGTAAGCATCATAATAATAAGTCTTTTTATTCTTTTTTCCTTCAAATTTCCCTCGTGGAGTAGAGGAAACCCATATCTTTCCACTGGTTTTCCCTCCTGTAGTGAATAAAACAGCGAGAGCAGCCACCCAGAAACTTCTCGGCATGAGTGCAGCCTCATCAACATATAAAATATTTCCAGTGAAAGACCTGACTGCGTCTCCTGTGTTGCCCACAGGCCGTGAGATGATGTGCGCGCCATTTAAAAGCCATACCCTAGTCTTTGTTGGTTTTTTCTTTCCTCTGTCTATTTGATTTGGACACTTCTTTTCAAGATAATTCAAGACCATTGTTATAATATTTTCAGCCTGGTCTAAAGTATCAGAAACACAGATTATCTGATGTTTGGGATGAGCCTTCATATATTCAGCTGCTTTATGAGAAAAAGTTGTAGTTCCTCCAGTCTGTCTTCCTTTATTTACTAAGACATGCCCTGTAGCGTCTAGAATGTCCTGCTGCCATTTATCATACTCCATATTTACTCCATATTTACTCCATATTTAATCCTTTCTAAAAATAAAAAAAGTCTTGGCTAGGACCCCCCCCTGTTTCCCCCCCCTAATCAACGTCGGGGGGTTTCACTACTAAGTAGGAGTACTAGAGCCTGCTTTGCCCCCCTCAAAGCAGGCTCATACAGCCATTCTAAGCAATGTTATTAATAAGTAATACTTCTTCTAATCATTATTAGGCGAAGTTCTTACACATAAATGTACCCTATAACTCTAACTCTGTGTTAGAGTGTTTCCACAAAGCTTAAGTAGTATTTCTGCTTTAGCTAGGCGTGCTACTAGAGTACGACTAGCTAAATTATAGTAAACAGGGGGTAAGTCTTTGCGGAAAGGAACACCTAAACCCATAGGACGATTCTAAGGCCTGTATTCAGGTCATCCCATCTCGTAACACAAGAAGGGAAGGCTACTATTACATAAAAGTAGTACCAAAGTATATATAAAGAATAAAACTCTAAGTTAAGATATGAAATGCTGGAGTTGCAAAACTTACAAGACAAAAAATATTGTAATTCTTTCTAAATCACCTTGTAGAAGATGTGTCCTGGATTCTCAAAAACCAGGATTTAAAGACTTAAGGGAGATACAGCCTCATGACACAATTTAAATTCAGCAGGCATGCTTCACAATTAACAGAAGAGGAAAAAGAAAGACTAAGAGAAAACGCTTATTATTACCTGGCAAGAAAGTATGCAAATCATATTTTAGGAATTAAAGAGGGAGTGCTTTACTACTCAGACTCTTCTTCTTCGGTTCCTAATCAAGAGACCAAGAGTGGAGAATGTCTAGCCGTAAGGAAGGGGTTCGAGTATGTTACCACTAACCAGGATAATTATGAAGATGCTAGTCAAGGTCCAAGTAATCTCGATGTTCCTCGGCATCAGTCTTGTAACTGAGGAACCCATATCATGATTCCGTGAAATTATGATAATTAAGGATTGAAAGGCCAGGCAGCAAAGTTTTATTCTGTCCAAGAAAAGCAAGGCCCTAAGCTGAAGAAGATGAGCGAAAATCAAGCCTTCAGCCAAGGGAAGC